TACAGACCTTGGATGTCCATGGTCTGACCAAACCGCTGTTGTTGGGCGGCGTTGGCGGCAGCCTGTTCGGCCATCGCACGCTGATACGCTTGTGCCTGCGCTTGGTTGTAAAACTCGGCTTGCGCACCGCCCTGCTGGAAGCCCTGTTGCTGGCGAGCAAGGTTTGCTTGGTACGCCTGTAGTGCGGCTTGCTGATTTTGCGCAAGGGCTTGGTTGGCGAATTGACCCACGCCCATCTGCTGCGCATAACGCTGCTGCTGGGCTTGCATGGCTGCCTGCTGTTGTTGCAACGCAGCCTGTTGGTTTTGCGCCAACGCTTGATTTTGCGCTTGGGCAGCCTGTTGACCCATACCGAACTGCGCGAGCAACGCTTGACGGTTGAATTCTCCCGTCCCGACGGCTTGGCCGTACTGTTGCGCTTGCGCTTGGTTTGCCGCCTGCTGTGCTGCCAACGCTTGTTGGAAGTTTTGTTGTACGGCTTGGTTTTGGGCTTGTGCGGCTTGCTGACCCGTCTGAAACGTCGCCAGTTGTGCCTCACGACCGAACTCACCCGCCGCCACACGCTGCAGGAAGTTCTGCTGTTGTGCAGCGTTACCCTGTTGCGCAGCGGCCATGGCTTGCTGGAAGTTCTGCGCCTGCGCTTGGTTATACGCTTGTTGGGCTTGTTGGCCCATCGCAAACTGTTGGCCTTTTAACGCTGCGTCCAATTCAGCCGTTTCTGCTGACTGACTGAAGCGTTGCGCCTGTGCGGCACGCTCGGCTTCCTGCGTGGCAAGTCCTGCCTGCAGATTCTGCTGCACGGCTTGGTTTTGCAGTTGCTGCGAGGCTTGGCCCTGCGCAAAGTTCTGCGCAATAGCGCGATTGATTGCATCCTGAGCGGCTTGGCCGGTCTGGAACGATGCCATCTGCGCTTCTTGGCCGAATTCGCCAGCGGCAAGACGTTGTGCAAAGTCCTGAGCCTGCGCCTGATTGGCGAACTGGCCCGACTGCAGCGCCAACTGCGTGTTTTGCGCAATGGCGGCGTTTTGCGCCTGCTGCGCCTGCTGCTGCATGCCAAATTGCTGGCCCGCGATGTCGGCTTGGGCTTGCGCTCCGGTGACAGCCTGACCAAAACGCTGTGCTTGAGCAGCGCGTTGCGCTTCGTCCACCGCCATGCCTTGCCCAAAGTTCTGCGCAATCGCACGGTTGATCGCGTCCTGCGCCTGTTGGCCGGTTTGGAAACTGGCCATTTGGGCTTCTTGTCCAAACTCTCCCGCTGCCAACCGCTGCGCAAAATCTTGGGCTTGCGCTTGGTTTGCAAATTGCCCTGATTGCAACGCCAACTGCGTATTTTGAGCAATTGCCTGATTTTGGGCTTGTTGCGCGGCTTGTTGCGTTTCAAAACTTGCCAACGCGCTTTCACGGCCGAATTGTGCGCCACCCAACTGTTGGGCGTAATTTTGCGCTGCCGCCTGATTCGCCATCTGTTGCGCACCCTGCCCTTGGGCAAAGTTCTGCGCGATGGCGCGGTTAATGGCGTCTTGCGCCGCTTGGCCCGTTTGGAACGACGCAAGTTGCGCTTCCCGCCCAAATTCACCGGCTGCGAGGCGCTGTGCAAACTGCTGCGCTTGGGCTTGGTTTGCAAATTGTCCCGATTGCAGGGCAAGTTGCGTGTTTTGGGCGATGGCTTGGTTCTGCGCTTGTTGCGCTTGCTGCGACATGCCGAACTGTTGACCCGCCAACTCCGCACCGACCTGTGCGCCCGTGACGGCTTGCCCAAATCGCTGGGCTTGCGCGGCTCGGGCGGCTTCGTCGGCCGCCATGGCTTGTGCGAAGTTCTGCTGTCGCGCTTGGTTGGCAGCCTGCGTGGCTTGCTGACCCATCGCAAACTCTTGGCCAATGCTTTCGCGGCCGAACTGCCCACGTTGCAACGCCTGACCAAACGCTTGTTGCTGCGCCATGTTCTGCGCAGACTGCGCGGCCATTGCCTGCTGAAAGTTTTGCGCAACGGCTTGGTTGTAAATATCAATGCCCTGCGCACCAAGGCCAAACTGTTGCATGGCTGCTTGGTTGGCAAAGTTGGCGAGGGCTTGTTGTTCGCCCAAGCCTTGTTGACGCATCGCCGCGTCAATGCTGATGCCCTGCGCCGCTGCCTGCAGTCGCAAATCGTTTTCTTTCTGCGCTTGCAGTTCCATTTCGGCGTTGTACGCCTCACCGCCCGGGCGCAAGCCTTGGTTGACAAGGCGCTGCTCCAACTGCTGACGCTCCCGCTGCAATTGCGGCTCAATGCGTGACAGCATGGCTTGTTGCGCAGTCTGACCTGCGCCGACCGGCATCGCGGCCAAGCCTTGCGTGCTGATCTGTCGTTGCAGTTCGGGCGACATCAAGTCGCCGCGTGCGTAACCAAACCGGCCTTCTTGGACGTTTCGGGCCACGTTGCCCACGCCCGACAGGTCAAGGGCTGACGACACGCCCGGGGCTGACGGGCCACCTTGGGCCAATCCGTACATGCCTGCGCCAACAGTCGGCCCGACGCCACCGACGCCGCCAAGATTTAATCCTTGGATTGTGGGGGCTGCGGGGCCGCCTTCCGCCTGCCCAAACTGGCCAATGCCCGTCTGGATGTTGGCGAGTCCCTGCGTATCCAACCCGCCAAACTGTACCCCGGCAGGCCCACCGCCCGCCATGCCATACGCGTTTGCAGCCGGGCCAGCACCCGCCGCAAACCGTGACGCATCAAAACCACCTAACGTAAGCCCTGCAGGGCCGCCTTGCGCTTGACCGAATTGGCCAATGTTGCGTTGCGCAGTGCCTAATCCTGAGGTATCCAACCCGGCAAACTGCACGCCAGCGGGGCCGCCAGCGGCTTGCCCATATTGCCCTGCGCCAATTCCAACCTGCGCGGTGCCGACACCGCCAAGGTTGACGCCCTGCAGTCCCGGTGCGGCAGGGCCACCTTGCGCTTGGCCGTATTGCCCGATCCCGCCTTGGATGCTCTGCATGCCGCCGAGGTTTAACCCTTGGAACTGCACGCCTCCCGGGCCGCCTTGCGCAAAACCGTACAAGCCCGCTGTGGGGCCACCACTGGCTAATCCAAATTGATTTGCGGTGACGCCCGGGCCAACCTGCCCAACGCCTGCAAAGTTAGCACCGGCAACCGTGGGGGCAGCAGGGCCAGCGCTAGCGGTATATTGCCCTACATTGCCAAAACCCTGCGCGGCACCGAGGCCGGAGAGGTCAAGGCCGCCAAACTGCGTTCCGCTGGGGCCGCCGGTTGCCATGCCGTACTGACCCGCCGTCGGGCCGCCTTGGACAGCGCCAACGCCGCCGAGGTTTAATGCACTAAGGTCAAACGCGCTCGGGCCACCCGTTGCGGTTCCAAACTGACCGCCAGAGGGGCCAGCCTGCATTCCGGTCGGAGTGACTGCGCCACCGGCTTGCCCCATGCCCATGAGGTCGGGGGCTTGGGCAACCTCGCCATACTGACCGATAATGCCTTGAGCCGTCCCCGACGGGGCGTAGGTTCCCGGCAATGCAGGGCCGCCAAAGGTGGTTTGCGGGGCGTAACCGGCGGCACTCGGCGCACCTGCAATGGCACCGCCTGTGCCTTGCGCAACGCCAGCGGCTTGGCCATATCCGGCGAGGTTAGGCGCTTGGGCGACCTGCCCGTAGTTGTCCAACGCCGTCTTAATTTGCGGCAGTTGGGCTTGAAAGTCTTGCCCAAGGAACTTGTTAAGGTCGCCAATTTCGCGCAACCCGAGATTTGCCATCGCCTGTTCGGCTTCTTGCTGCGTGGCAAAAATGTCTTTGGCAGCGCCCGTCAGTTCTTGGCGAACGGTAGGTTGCTCAATGTACGTTGTGAACTGCTCACGCGTCGGCTCTACAAACGACTCGCCAGAATCAGGGGCTTGCGCTAAAAACTGCTCCATCGCCTTGTTGTAGCCCGCTTCATTGAACTGCGGCGTACGCGTCCAAGTTACGGTCTGCTGGGCCGTCGGCGTGTAAATGTTGGGATTGGACATGTAAGCCGACTGTCTGGCGGCTTCCACGTTCTCTTGCCCCTGCTGCCGCGCAATGGCGGCGTAATCAGGTGTTGGCGGCGGCGCTGGTGATCTTTTGCCCATACCGAGGCTCCAAGAAACGACACTTTTCAGGTGTCTGAGTCATCAAAACAATGTCCCCAGAGTCATACGCGGCACCTTTAATCCGCGCTTCCTCTGAAAACCCCATCTTGCTGACCAATGCTAGCGCCCGGGTATGGTTGCTGCTAATTGGCCCTATGATCTTATCAACTTTTGCGACGTTGAAGGGATAGTCGTACACCGCCGCTAAATACGCGGGGGTAACGCGCTGCCAAACGATATGGCACATCACGCTGACCCCGTTCCAATTCTCATAAACCGTGCCAGCGACCAATTCGCCGTCACGCTCTAACCCAATGGCAACCGAACGCTGCGGGTCAAACCCGCCCTGCGTCTGCTCGGATACCCATTGGCCCACATGAGGGCCGCTGACTATATTCCAGCCCATCCGATTTGATACACCACGTCAGTTGATGCCCATTGAATCTGCAAATTTTTGCTGCTGCTGGTGAACGAAATGGCACCCGAGTAGCCGAGGCCCGTTACACCCGATTGGTTGTTCGTGATGACGACATCCGAACCCCACAGCGCCACGTCCCACGATCCGATGTCCCACAATCCTGCCGTCGTGGGCGAGAAAGACAACGCACCTGTCTGGTCAACCGTCTGAAAGTCCGTGTTGATACCAATGACGATTTGCGGCTGGCCGTTGCTGAAGATGCTGGGTCGTGCGCGGGTGAAGTATTTAATGACACCGCGTGTCTCAAAGTAGTTGAACGCCTGCAGCGCCTTCGTTGGGATTGGCTGCCCGTCGTCCATATAGCCGTTGTCGCCCGTCGTCCACGCTTTGGCAACGTACGTGTTGCCGCCAAAGTACGGCTCACTGCCTACTAGCGCCCACGAACTGGCATTCCAACCCGTAAAGTTGCACCACGCCTTCGTAATGTTATTCATTACGAACTGTTGCTGACCCGTGCTGACGGGTACGTTGACGATCAAAGCGTTGTTGAGCGGGTTATAGAGCAGTGCCCAGCCAAACGTGTCCTTGTACGTGCGTGCGGCCGACGCAAAAGCACCCTGTATCTTGTCTGACAGGGCGATGTTGGGGTCTAGCCGTGACGACTGCAGCGCCGAGGCAAATGGGATCAGTCCGTCCAACGTCAAAATCAGCAAGTCACCGCCGTATTTGGTGACGCAACGGCGAGAAATGGGCTGACCGATGATCCACACGCCGATCAGCGCCCATGTGGAAGCGTTTGTCGGGTCGGTGCCGCGATACACGGCCACTTCGCCCTTATCGCTTATCAGTACAAGGTTGTCGTCTACGCCATAGCCTGCGTCTATCGTCCACGTTGCCATGGCGGTCAACTTACCGCCCAAGTGCATGACGCTAGAGAGGTCTAGCACGTTGGCCGCACCGCCCACCGATGCAACGGGCAAATACCACGCCTTGAGCGTGTTTTTCTGGATGAACCACATGCGATTCTTGAACAGCGTAGGCGATTCAAGGTCAGTGGTCGTGACCCCTGTGATGGCGGGGCTGCTGCTGCCGTCTATCGGCGTCCATGTTGTGCCGTTGTAAAGCAGCGGCTTGTCCACGCCGTTTGCCGCGTACAGATAACTGCCGCCGCCCGTCGTGACGTTGGTGTACTCCCATGCGCTGTTGGACAGGCTGGCGACAAGGGCTGTGCCAACCGTCCCTGCAGAGGTC